AATGAAGAAAAAGATGTAGTTGAATCAGAAAATGAAGAAAAAGAACAAGTTGAAGTTGAAGATGAAAGTGAAGAAAAAGAACAAGTTGAAGATGAAAATGAAGTTAAAAATGAGGTTGAAGTTGAAGAAAATAATGAAGAAAAAGATGTAGTTGAATCAGAAAATGAAGAAAAAGAACAAGTTGAAGTTGAAGATGAAAGTGAAGAAAAAGAACAAGTTGAAGATGAAAATGAAGTTAAAAATGAGGTTGAAGTTGAAGTAAATGATGAAGAAAAAATTAAAATTGAATCAGAAAATGATGAAGTTAAATCAGAAAATGAAGAAAAAGAATTGTTAAAAAAAAGTAAATTAGAAGAACAACCAAAAATAGAACAAGAAAGATTAGCAAAAGAACAATTGTTAGAACAAGAAAGATTAGCAAAAGAACAATTGTTAGAACAAGAAAGATTAGCAAACGAACAATTGTTAGAACAAGAAAGACAAGCAAAAGAACAATTGTTAGAACAAGAAAGACAAGCAAAAGAAGAAGAAAAAGTTAGTAAGCAAGAATTATTAGAGAAAAAAAATATAGATGAAAAAACAATAAAGACGATTATAATTGATAATGCGTTTTTTTAAAAAAATAAAAATAATAAATGGATATTAAATGTATTACATATATTCATTATGTTTAACATTAATAATATTTATCATTATTAATATGTATGAAAAAAAAACTTTTATAAAAAGTAAAGATATTATAGTTTTAATTGTAATATATATTGTATCAACATTTATATTGTATTATTTATATAATAGTAATAAAAATGAACAAACAGTAAAAGTTAATTATATACCAGAACCAATTGAAACTGGTTTTAATTTAAATTAATAATATGATTTTTTAACAGTTATTTTACAAGAATTTTTATTATTTTTAATGATGATGTTTGGATCATATTTTTCATCAATTTCATCATTTTCATCAGTATCTACAATATTTCTTTCTTTTTCATCTTGAACAGCTTGTAAATCCCATAATGCACTATCACACATTTTCATTTTTTTACTAGGATCAGCTTTATACCAAAAGACTTGATCTTCTAATTTACTACCAGATGCTCTATTATCAATAACTAAACAACCATAATCTTGTGTAACTTGTTCTAAAACTTGTTCAAAAACTTGTAATGTTGGAAACATACCAGCATAATGTTCATATAATCTCTCTTTATTTTTTTTTATATTTTCTTTGAAAATAAAAACATAATCTATATTTGTTCTTAAAGCAGGACTAATTCCCATAGGGAATTGCATAGTTAATAAAAAAAATATTTTATAATGTCGTCCATTCATAAATATTTTACGTATATTTTGATCATTAACCCATGATTTATCATACATTGCATCGTCCATAACTAAAAATGATCTTGGATCAATACTTGATGTACCATATTGTTCCAATTCTTTTTTATATTTTCCAGAAATTTTTTGTTGTCTATTAACATATTTTTCAATTAATCCAGGTGAATATTCATCATGAATTAACATTTTAGGTATAAAATTTTGAAAAAAAGCATTTGCATGTTCAGTTGGTGAAATAACCATTCCAATTGGAATATTAAAATGATAAGATAATATATCTTTTATACATACACTTTTACCTCTATTTCTTGCTGCAATTGCTACAATTACTGAATCATCTTTTATTTTAGATGGATCAAATTTTTTTAATTCTAATTTTAATGAAGGTTTTGATGATTTCATTATTTAATTTAATATATAATATTTTAACATTTTTAAGCACAATATTTATTGTTTAGCAGATAACCAAGGATCTTCTTTATTTGTTAATTCATCTGAAATTGTTTCAGTTGTTTCATTACTAGTTTTAATAGCATCTGTTCTTCTTTCATCAAATACTATATCTTTACTATCTTTATTATCTTTATAATGTTTCATTAAAGTATTTAATTGATCTTCTGAATATTGTGCATTTTCAACATTAGATGCTATATGACTTTCATATGGTAACCAACAACCAACCTGTGCAACATAAATATGAAAATATGGATCTTTTTGTTTAAGTTTTTCACATCGTTTTTTAGCATCTTCAATTGTATCATAAACACCTCTAACTTTAATACCACTTACAGATGTTTTAAAATCATTATTTTTATGAAATTCACTTTCAATTTCATTTGAATTAATATTTTTAAAAAATGCAAATTGTTCGTTTAATTCATTATTATTAAATATATATTTATGATTATCTTTAATAGCATCAATAATTTCTTCTTGATCACTAAATTTTTCTTTTAAACTATCTAATAATAATGTCATATCTTTAGAAAATTTATCAATAAATTTTGAAAAATAGTATATTTCTTTATTTTTTAAGGCATCTTCTGGATTTAAAAAAGAAACACATACATAATTTTGGTTACGTAGAGGTTCATCTTCGTCTAAATAATCTATTTTTTGTTCAGACATATTTATTAATTTTACTTTAAATTTAAATCTTTATATATATAAAACAACAATGTATGAAGTTGATATTAATGATTTAATTGTTAAAGTCTTGAAATATGTATTTCAAGGTCTTATGATTGCTATTGTAGCATATTTATTAGATATGGTTGGACCTAATAAATTAAATATTTGGGAAATTTCAATATTAGCAGCAACTGCAGCTTGTGTATTTGCTATTTTAGATGTATTAAGCCCAACATATTCACAATCTGCACAACAAGGAATTGGATTAGCAGCAGGTTTTAAATTAATGAGATTTCCTTATTAAAAAAAAATATAAATTATATATAAACAAAAAGATATAAAAAAATAATAATAATGACTACTGAAGAACCATCTGATAAATTATATTTAGAAAAATTAATAGAACAATCTATACAATCAAAAGGTTCTCACTATGATATTGCTATGATTATTTATTTTATTTACAAAAACGATTATAAAGTTAATAATGATAAATGGTATAAAAAAAATGAGAAATCAGAATGGATTGAAATGGAAGCAGCTAATGATTTATACATCAATATCAGTCGCAAAATATTTGATATTTTAACTAACAAATATCATAGTTTATTTGAATTAAGTAGAAAAGCTAAAACATTAGATGAATCAGATATTTTAAAAGAAAAAGCAAGAATTTTAAAAAAAATAGCTGATTCATGTAAAATGGTTAATTACAAAAATAATTTAATTAAAGAATGTAAGCCTTTATTTATAGTGGATGATTAACTATTTTATTTATTTTTTTATATAATTCTTTTACTTTTAGAATATACTTCTTTACAATAATATTTATTTAATCCTAATACTTCAAATAATAAATGTAATGTAAATCCAGTTAAAAATAAACTTATTTCCATTACATAAAATTTATTCCAATTTTTACATAATTCTGGTAAATCATTCTTTATAAACAAAGAAACTATAAATCCTATTAAAGAACCAACAATAACTGTTGAAATTCCTACTATTATTGCTTCTAATAATAATTGAGCTATCATTTACTATATAAAAATGATTTTAATTATTTATAATATACCAGTTTATATGAAATTAACAAACGAAAAATTTAAAGAACTTTTTAAAAATAAAAATAAAGATATTGAAGATATTATTCGTGAATATAAATTTACAAAAAATCATTTACTTTTTAAAAATAATTTAATAACTTATCAAAATAAGTATTATCATACTAAAAAAAAAGAAACAGGTATATTAAAAGATTATTTAAATACTTTAGAAATTATTTATTTTCAAAGATAAAATGCAATTAATAAATTTAAATTTAATATCTTTCAAATCAAATATTAATTATGATTTATTTTCATTAAATGATATTAAAATTGAAATTTTACATAAAAATTATCATTTAATTACAAAAACTATAAAAGATAATAATAATTCATTTTTTGATGAAAAATTTATTTTTGAAATTGATACAAATGAACCACTAACTATAATTGTTTATGAAACCAATAATTTTATTACAGACAAAGAAATTTATAAAATAACGATTGAAGAATATAAAAAACGTTATTATAAAAATACAAATTTAAAATTTTATTATGAAATTTATTCCGATTTTTATTTATATAAAAATTTTTTTGATCAGTTCAAAAAAATTATTTTACAAAAAAAAATAAAATTATTATTGGAAAATTATACATCATAACATAAATTCCTATAATTTATATAATTAATTTCAGTATCCATTAATTTTCTTTCTTTATCTAAAATATCATAAGATTCATTATTTAATACTCTATTTGCAATATTATTTGATATTATTAATGATGAATTATAATTGTAATTATTATAATATAATTTGTTAAATTCATAAGTAATTATATTATTTTTTTTAAATTCAAAATCTTTTTTCAATTTATCTAATTCTGTATATTTGTTTGCAAAATTCCAACTTAATTTTAAATATTTTTTAAAATATTCATCATCTTTATTTTCATCAACAAAACATCTTTCTAAAACTTTTACCATTTATTTTATCAACTACTTAATAATTCCATAAATTCTATAGATTTTTGATATTCTAACCATTTTAATGAATCTAAAAATTCTAAATATTTCAAATGATCTAGAGATTCTAAATATTCAATTGATTTTATAATTTCTTCACAATTTGTATTTATAAATTCTAGATTTTCTGTATTATCTATAGAATCTGTATTATTTGTATTATCTGTATTATTTGTATTATCTGTATTATTTGTAGATTCTGTATTATCTATAGATTCTATATTATTTGTAGATTCTATACATAAAGAACAATAATATTTAATTCTATTATGCATACATTTTTCATAATTATTTGTTAAATTCGTATGATAAAAATTTGTTTTTTTTAATGTTTCTTTACATTTTTTACATCTTGTTTTTCTTTTATTATGTGGGCATAATCCTTTTCCATCACATTTAATACAAAATCTTTTTTCTTTATTATGAATACAATATTTTTCTGGATTACATATAGAACAATAATATTTGTTTTTATTATGAAAACAGTGCATAAATATGTATTTACATTTAATACAACTAGATCTTTTTCTATTATGTTCGCAAAATAAATGTTTTGAACAAATTCTACAACCAGATTTTTTTTTATTATGAACACAGTTTATTTTTGGATAACAAAATTTACAATCATAAATTCTTTTATTATGAAAACAAATTAATTTACCATTACAATTTTTACATTCACTACGTCTTTTACTATGCTTACATATTATATTCGGAGAACATAAATAACATTTTTTTTTATCTATATTGTGAATACAATAATATTTTTTATTACAAATATTACAATTTCTTTTAATCTTATTATGATGACATTTCATAATTGTAATATTTAATTAAATCTTTATATAAAAAAATGATCAACATTAGTATTACAGATTTTACATTGTTTTTTTCTTTTATGATGTTGGCAAAAAACTTTGGGATTACACAAAGAACAATGTCTTTTTACTTTATTATGACAACATATTAAGCTTGGAGTACAGATTTTACATTGTCTTTTTCTTCTATGATGTTCGCAAAAAATTTTTGGATAACATATTAAACAACTGGATTTTCTTTTATTATGAGAACATATTATATTTGGTGTGCAAATTTTACATTGATCGCGTCTTTTGTGATGTTCACAATATAAATTAGGACTACATATCCGACATTTCTTTTTATTTACTTTATGAGAACAGAAATAATTAAAATTGCAAATTTTACAATTTTGTTTGTATTTATTATGTTCGCAAGACATTATAATATTTAATAACAAATTTTGCAATCTTTCTTTATTTTATTATGTTAGTAAAAAAATTAGGATTACAGTAAGAACAATTTTTTTATTATGGATACAAATCATTATAATAATATTATATTAAATAATCTTTTATATTAAAAACTGGAACACAAATTTTACAAGTTCTTTTTCTTCTATTATGTTCGCAAAAACTATTAGGATTACAGATAAAACAATCTGATTTTCTTTTATTATGAAAACAAAACAATTTTGGAGTACAAACTTTACATTTATTTTGTCTTTTATTATGTTCGCAATATAGATTAGGATTACATATTGGACATTTTTCTTTATTTAAATTATGATTACAATAATAATTTAAATTGCAAATTTTACAAGTTCTTTTTCTTTTATTATGTTCGCAAAAACTATTAGGATTACAAATAAAACAATCTGATTTTCTTTTATTATGAAAACAAAACAATTTTGGAGTACAAACTTTACATTTATCACGTCTTTTATTATGTTCGCAAAATCGATTAGGAATACATATCGGACATTTTTTTTTATTTAAATTATGATAACAATAATAATTTAAATTACAAATTTTGCAATTTCTTTTAATTATATTATGAATACAAGTAATATTAGGAGAACATAATTTACAATTTTTTTTATTTTTATTATGTTCGCAAAAAAAATTTGGATTACACAAGGAACAATTTTTTTTGTATTTATTATGCTGGCAATATAAATCGCTCATAATAATAAAAAGTCTTTAATAATAAAATCAGAATTTTTATTATCTTTACAAATCTTACATCTATATTTTCTTTTATTATGTTCGCAAAAACTTTTTGGATTACAGATATAACAATATGTAATTATTTTATTATGGGAACAAATTAATTTATCATTACAAATATGACATTCATAACGTCTTTTATTATGTTCGCAAAATAAATGTTCAGAACAAATCTTACATGATGATTTTTTTTTATTATGTTCACAGAACCCTTTTGGATAACAGATTTTACAATTATAATATCTTTTATTATGTTCGCAAAATAAATGTTCAGAACAAATCTTACATGATGATTTTTTTTTATTATGATCACAGAACCATTTTGGATAACAGATTTTACAATTAGAATATCTTTTATTATGATCACAGAACCCTTTTGGATAACAGATTTTACAATTATAATAACTTTTATTATGATTACAAATTTTCATTATTATTTATTTATAAGCATAATTATTTATATGATTTTCATAATTAATTAAATCTTCACTTAAAAAACATTTTTTAATTTTTCTTGGATTACAAGTTTTACAAATTTTACAAGTTTTTTTTCTTCTATTATGAATACATTTTTTACTTGGTGTGCATTCTATACAATTCATTTTAATTATATTATGTCGGCAAATTATATCTGGATTACATTCTTTACATTCACTTTTCCTTTTATTATGAAAACATAAACCAGAACCACCACAAATAAAACACACAGATTTTCTTTTATTATGAATACAATATGCTTTACCACTACATTCTTTACAATAATATTTTAATTTATTATGAATACATAAAGATTTACCACCACATATAAAACATTCTGTTTTTCTTTTGTTATGTAAGCATAACAATTGTTTATATACTTTTTTTACTTTTTTTGGTTCTATTTCCATTTCCATTTCCATTAAGTAATATCTTTTTATATATTTTAACATTTTTCTATGAACTTTAAAACTTCATCGATATAAACTGTTTTTCTTTGTTTATGTTTGTAACTAGTCAATAATAGTTTTATATTATTAATATCAAAGTTATTATTATTAGAAATAGAATTTAATTCTAAATTAAAAATACATTTAACTCTACAAAATGGACAATCTAATGATACATTTAAATTTTTATCCAGAAAAATATTATTATTTATATTTTTTTTATAAAGCATTGTTTTTATACAACTGTTACAACCTATTAATTGCTTACATTGATTACAATGATAATTATTATTATCTTCAATATTCTCTAAACATATTGGACACTCTTCTATTTGTAAATTATTAACTTTATTACATTCATTAAAATGTAAAAAATACTTATTTCTATCATTAAATTTTTGTAAACATGTAGAACATGCATATACTCTTGGGTTTAAGTCATCATCAAATTCGACTATATTATCCATATTCATATTAATTGAAATAGCATGATAACCAATAACTGGTGTATTAGTATTATTTAATATATTTTCCAAATTACTTACAATATTATTAATAAATAAATTACTACTGTTTAAAACTTGATTTATATTTTCTTGTTCATTTATAATAATATTATTTTCAATTATAAAATTGCTATCCATTAATATTATTTAATATTTAATCTTTATATTTTTTATTTATTAAATATAACCAAGAAAAATCATTTCTTTCTATAAATGAAGAAAATTCTTTATAATGTTTTGAACATAAGTTATTATTACTTTTAGATACTTCAATAAAACCAATATTCTTATAAAAATCAATATATTTATTTATTTTTTCTATACAAACTGATATATAATTTTTATCATTATATTTATCTTTTAAATATTCTATTATTAGATTACCATATCCATTTCTTTGATATAATTTGTCTATTAACATAAATTCAATTGATAGAAAATTACCAATATCATTAATATAATGTCTTTCATAATATATTATAAAACCAATAACTTTTTTATCTAATATACACAATAGTCCTTTCCAATATGGAAACTTTATTATATTTGGATTATTGTTATTTAAATAATATAAATTCCAACTATTAAAACTACTTTTTTCATTTTTTGAATATAACCAACTATAAATATCATTTAAATAAAACTTATTTCTTTTTGATAATTGAAAAATATATGATATATGTTTTTCATTATTAAAATCAATTTCAATAAAATTCATTTTAATTATCTTAAAAATTAAATAATCATTTTTTAGTAAATGATCTTTATAATTTTATTATTGTTACAAATTTATTATATAACTTGTTTTGAAATAAATACTTTTTATTATAGTCTTAATAAAAATAAAATTAATATTAACGTTAATTATAAAAATAATAAATTTTCAAGTATCTTATATAATAAAAAAAGTATTAATAAATCCAATAAAAAAATAAATATTTTTACAAATGATATTTATAAAACAAAAACTTTATTGAAAACAAAATTGGTTTATAATGAAATAGATGATGTTACAATTCCTTTTAATTTAAAATATGTTTATAAAAATGATATTTTATTACCAGATACAAATTATACACATTATAATATAAGTAATAATATTGTATTAACTACACCTAATACAATAAATGATAAAGATTTATGGTTTATTGAATTATTTTATAATTTAAGAAATATTATTTATTCTCATAAAGTTTATTATGATATTAATAATACAAATATATTTAATTTTACCTCAATATTTACACCTTTTAGATAACCAATATATAAAAAATGAATATTAATCATAATTAATAAGTATGTATTACGAAAACGAAAAAGGATATTTACAATTACTTAAAGATACCTTAAATGAAGGTGAAAAAGTAGAAACACGAAATGGTAATACTATTAGTAAATTTGGTTTAATGTTAAAATTTACTAATATTGAAAATTTACCATTATTAACTACAAAAAAAGTTTATTTTAAAGGTGTCTTAGAAGAATTATTATGGTTTTTAAAAGGTTCCGTTGATTCTAAAGAATTAGAACAAAAAAATGTAAATATATGGAAAGGTAATTCCACTAGGGAATTCTTAGATAGTAATAATTTATTTAATTATCAAGAAGGGGAATTAGGACCTATTTATGGTTGGCAATGGAGAACATTTGGTAAAAAATATAATTCTATTGGTGATCAATATGGTATTGATCAAATTAAATATGTGATTGAAGAATTATTAAAACCTAATAATTCAAGAAGAGCAGTTTTAACAGGTTGGAATCCATTACAATTATCCGAAATGGCTTTACCACCATGTCATATTTTATATACATTTTATAAAAATAAAAAAGGTTTATCATGTTTAATGACTATGAGGAGTAGTGATTTATTTTTAGGATTACCATTTAATATAGCTAGTACTGCTATTTTAACACATATTATTGCTAAAATACTTCATATTAAAACAGATAATATAGCAATTGCTATTAATGATGCGCATATATATGAAGAACATATTACTGCTGTTAATGAACAAAATACACGTGATATTATTCAGAATAATATTGAATTAATTATTAATTCAGAAGTTCCCTTATTAGAAAGTTCTATTGATGAAAAAATAAAATGGATAAATAATTTAAAATATGAAGATTTTATATTAAAAAATTATAATTCACATTCTCAAATTAAAGCAATTATGAAATAATTATAATTTATCTCTAATATCTTTTAATAAATCTCTAATTTCTATTAAAATATCATTTTCATTATTATTTTTTTTATTTAAAACAATCCT